AAAGTTTAACCTCTACTCAAAGAACAGGAGTCAAAGTCCCTTACTACCTCCCCCCAGTTAATATATGGAATAATCCTCATGTTAACCCATCTCCTTATATTAACCCTACAATTGAATCTCAAAATAAATCTTTAGACGAAATTCAGGCAGGTTTTGCTAAAAAGGTTAATCCTAATCTTCCTGAATTAAAATTAGGAAATACTTTTAAAGAAAAAGACAATATCCGACCTCTACAACCATTTGAAGGAGATCATATAATTGAAGGAAGATGGGGTAATTCTATAAGACTTAGTAGCACAATAAAAGATTCAACTAATTGCGCTAAAAATGAATGGTCAAAAATAGGAACAAATGGAGATCCTATTATAATTTTAAGAAATGGCCAACCCAACCTTCCCCCAGCTTCTTTATCAACATCTTCTTCTATCACTCCTATAACTGAAGAAGTAGATAAAGATAAATCTTCCATTTATTTAACTTCTACCCAACAAATCCCACTTAAAAATACACTAAGTGATTATAGCAGTTATACCTCATATATACCTAAAGCTCCTGGAGAATATACTGGTAATCAAATAATGCTCAATTCAGGTAGGATAATGCTTAATGCTAATTCAGACCATATAGTTATGTCATCTAAATTAACAACTAGTTTTAATGCTGGAAAAGGATTTAACTTTGACTCAGGTACTAATTTTGTAGTTAAAACTAAAACTACAATTAGATTAGGAGATAAAATGGCTCCCCATCCTCTTCTAAAAGGAGATGTAACTATAAAAATTCTAACAGATTTTCTTAAAAATTTAAAAATATTTTTAAATACTTTACAATCTTCAACTGATCCTGGACTAGTAGCTATGGTTGGAACTTTACCTTTCTTTTTACAAAATATAGAGGATACTATAGTTGATTTAGACACTAAAACCAAATCTTCTAAAACTTATACTAAATAATGTCCATAGTATTAGATGAAAATGTAATAAATGAATCTACCCCTGAAGAATCAAAAGCTAAGGGGGCTGAAGCTTTTGGAAAAACTATAGCTCAAAAGGGAGTAAAGTTTGCTATACAATTAACTCCTAAATTAATTGAGTTAGCTAATATCAATATAAAACCTGAAAATGTCTGCCTTCCCCCAGATGATATAAAAAAAATAACAGACTTAAGAAATAATATTGTAGGTCAAGCTAATAATATATCTAAAACATTAGATATTTTAACTAAAAGTATATTAGGGGTATCAAGTTTTTTAGATATAACTATATTTTTAATCCAAACTATAAAAGGAGTAAAGATAGCTACCAGTGCGGCCTCATCTGTTCTTCCAGTAACCCCTGGTTTTATTCCAGCTGTTATCAGTAACACTGATGATGCTATAACTTTAACTACTTTTGATAAACTAGGTACTTCTAGATTAATTAAACTTAAAAATATTACAAATAAAGCCTCAGTACCTATATCATTAACTAATAGATATATAAAACAATTTATAGACATACTAAATAATTTAGACAATTTATTAGTAGGATGTGCTTCTGAAATTGGAATAGATTTGACACCTGTTGATCCTAATTTAATTAGGATAGCTAATGAGGTAGAACAGGCTGAAAAAACTGAGAATCAAAATACATATCAAGGTTTTAAAATTGAGATAGAGACAATTCCATATACCCCTACAGTTAATAGAAAACGAGCAATTGGGTTAAATCAAGATAATATTAAATTAATAGAAACAACTTTATCATTTACAACAAATGATCAAACTTTAATTGATGAACTTAAATTTATTATTGATAGAGATAATTTAAAAGCTTATTAAATAAATATTTATAAACAATGAAGACTAACACTTTCAAATCTGTAATTAAAGAAGCAGTTAGAGAAGTTATTAGAGAAGAATTAAGGGAAATTTTATTAGAAGCAGTTAAAGCTCCTAAACAAACTGTTACAGAATATGTTCCTCAATCTTTTCCATCTTATTCTCCTTCTCCCTCACTAACCACAGAACAAAAAAGAGAACAATATAGAAATATTTTAGGAGAAACAGCAACTAGCTTCACAACCCAAAATATAGCCCCGTTTAATCCTATGGGAACTATGCCAGGAGGTGACCTCCCAGCTGGTGAATTAAGTATGAATCAAATAATGAATTTAATGAGTAAATAATGGCTTTTGAGATAGCTAATAAAACTATAAGTACTTCTTCAAAAAGAACAGCTGTTGGGATATCTATACCTTTTTCAAACCAAAAAGCTATATTTAACCAGACATATTCTACAAAAGAACAAATTAAATCTAATATACTTAATTATTTATTAACTAATAAAGGAGAAAGAGTCTTAAATCCTTCTTTTGGAAGTAACTTACTTAAACAAATTTTTGAACAAATTACCCCTGATTTACTCTCAGGGCTTGAAATTCAATTACGTGAAGATATAAGTAATAACTTTCCTTTAGTTAGGATAAATACTTTAGATGTTATACCCAATCATGATTCTAACACAATCACTATATCTTTAACATATACCGTTTTAAATAGTGAGATTGAAAACATAGAAGTAAATATAAATACTACCCAATAAAAATGGCTACTAATAGAGATGTAAAATATTTAAATAGAGATTTTAATTCTTTTAGAAATTCTTTAATAGAATTTTCTCAAACCTATTTCCCCAGCACATACACTGACTTTAGCCCAGCTTCTCCAGGAATGTTATTTATAGAGATGGCATCTTATGTTGGGGATGTTTTATCTTTCTATTTAGATAATCAAATACAAGAAAACTTTATTCAGTATGCTAGACAAAACCCTAATTTATACACTTTAGCTTATACTTTAGGTTATAGACCTAAAGTAACAGGTGTAGCTACAGCTGATATTGAATTTTATCAACAAGTTCCTTCCATACAAGATATATCAAGTAGCACTTGGGTACCTGATTTTAATTATGCTTTAAATTTTGACGCTAATACTCAAATTAAATCTAATTTAAATGCTGGAACTTTCTTTTTAGTAGAAGATACTGTTGACTTTACTTTTTCTAGTTCATTAGATCCCACTGATGTTTCTGTTTATCAAATAGGTGATGATCGCCCTGAATATTTTCTTCTTAAGAAAACTAGAAAAGGTATCTCAGCTAAAATTAATACCCAAAATTTTACATTTGCAACTCCAACTAAATATTCTACTATTACTATTAATAGTGAAGATATTATTGGTATATTAGATATAGTAGATAGTGATGGTAATACTTGGTATGAAGTACCTTATTTAGCCCAAGAAACAATCTTAAATAAAATTAAAAATAAAAGTACATTTGCTACAGATCCTAATTTAGATGATGATTCTAGTGTTGTACCCTATATTTTAGAATCTAAAAAAATACAAAGAAGATTTGTCACTAGATTTAAATCTGATAATCAACTTGAAATTCAATTTGGAGCGGGAAGTGTTAATGATAATGACGCTAATATAGTACCCAATTCTGATAATGTTGGATTAGGTTTACCTTTTATAAAAGATAAATTAACAACAGCATATTCTCCAACTAATTTCTTATATACTAGTACTTATGGAATAGCCCCTTCAAACACAACTTTAACAGTTAGATACCTAACTGGGGGTGGATTAGGGTCTAATGTTCCTTCTAATGTATTAACTATTATAAACAACCCAGGTAATATTAAATTTACCAACTCAAATTTAGACCCAACTACTGCTCAATACATATATAATTCTGTAGCTATAAATAACCCTAACCCAGCAGTTGGAGGAAAAGATGGAGATACTGTTGAAGAGCTTAGATTAAACTCTTTAAATACATTCCAAACTCAATTAAGGACAGTAACTCAAGAAGATTATTTAATAAGAGCTTTAAGTCTACCCTCCGAATATGGATCTATAGCTAAAGTTTATGTTGAACCAGAAAAAGTTGAAAACCTCCTCCCAGGAGAAATACCATCAATATTAAATCTGTATGTTTTAGCCTTTAATAGTGGTAAACAATTAACATTGGCTTCTACCACTTTAAAACAAAATTTAAAAACATATTTATCACAATATAGGATTATAAATGACTCTATTAGAATTAAAGATGCTTTTATTGTTAATATTGGAGTAGACTTTGAATTAATATTATTACCCAATTATAATAGTAATGAAATTATAAATAAATGTATAATTGAATTAAAAAATTTCTTTAATATAGACAACTGGCAAATAAATCAACCTATAGTTTTAAGAGATTTATATATATTATTGGATAAAGTAGAAGGTGTACAAACTGTTAAAACTATTACTATATATAATAAAGTAGGTGAAAATGTTGGATATTCACAATATGCCTATGATATAAATGGAGCTACTCAAAATAATATAATATATCCATCATTAGATCCTTGCATTTTTGAAGTAAAATATCCTAACTTTGATATTAGAGGTAAAGTAACATCATTCTAAAAACATGGCCGTATATAAAATTTTTCCCGAAAAAGACACTACAATTTATTCTCTATTTCCTTTTATGAATACTGGAATAGATGAGATTTTAGAAGCTACAACTACAACTTTTGGATTAGATGTTAACCCTCAAGTGAGTAGAGCTCTTTTAAAATTTTCAACTGACCAAATAACTAGTGTTATCAATAACACTATAGGAGGTTTTAACAATTTAGGCGATGCCAGACTTAAAATGTTTATAGCCACAGCTGAAGGTCTTAACACAGATACTGCCCTAGAATTCTTCCCTATCTCTGGATCTTGGAATATGGGTACAGGTAGATATTTGGATGATCCTATAACCCCTAATGGAGCAAGCTGGCAGTGGAGTGACTTTTCAGGTTCCAAAAGATGGCCTATTAATAATTTTTCCCCTTCAGGATATGTTACAGGATCTTGGGACCCTACAGGATCCGCTGGTGGGGGGACATGGTGGTTCAAAAACCCTAATACTAACACCATCTTTAATATAACCCAATCTCTTAATTACTCAGACACTAAAGATATCACAGCTACTATAACTCCATATATAACAGCTTGGTATAGTGCCTCAATTAATAGCGGAACATTACATAATGAAGGTATTTTAATCAAACAAACTCCTCCAAATGAATTTGTATACTCAGAATATAAAGCTACTGAGTTAAAATATTTTTCTATAGATACCCATACCATATATCCACCTCAT